AGAAATGGTTTCAGGATCTTTAGAGCTAAATGTTTTTTCAGTGGTATTAATATCACTAATACCAATAAGATTACCTTCACAATCAATATCTTGAGTAATAGGATTGCCATATTTTTCAGCATTCTTTTTATTTTCTTCAATAGCTTTTTGTTTGGTTTCTTTAATGCGTTGTTCAAAAGCGGTTTTAGCAACAGTTTCATTCTTTTTCTTTTCTTGAGCAAGTTGATTAAGTTCTTCTTCCATATATTCAACGCGTCCAGTTTTATAAGCTTCAGGTTCCCAAGGTAGCCAAGTGCCAATAGGACCGACAAAAACATCAAAACTAGGATCAGTTTCTCTTAAAAGCTTAGCACGTAATTCGGCTTCTTCTTGAGAAGCAAAGTTGCCTCTAGCTTTGAAGCCTCTAACAGAAGTTTGAAAATTATATTTAAGATTAAATTTCTTTTCAAGTTCTTCTTCTTCACGATCTAAAAAAGTTTTATAATCATCTTCAATAGATGAGTTGACAATAGATTCGCGTTCTTCTTTAACAAATCCTTCAAAATCTTTAATAATATCTTCAAAGTTAAGTTTGTATTTATAAGAAAGAAAATTTAAAAATTGATGAAATTTTTCCATAGATTTATTCATTTCCCATTTCTTTAGGAACTCTTCAAATAAAAACATTTCTCTTTGTTTGAGAATATTTTCAGGAGAAATAAATGAAAAACAACCGAAAGATTGTCCAGCAATAGGTTTATCAACTTCAAGTAGATCAACATATTTAGGATTAGGAGTGCCATCTTTCTTAGTTTTTTTTTCAAATGATGATTTCTTAGTGCCCGTAGATTTAGATTTACTACTCATATATATTTTAGTAAATTGTTAGTTTTAAGTTTAAATTTATATAATTATTATTTTTTTCTTTTTATTTAATATAAGATGGGTATGTTTGATATTACTGAGCTAATTAAGCGTATTATTAAATATTTAATTGAAGGTTTAATGGTTTCAATTGCTGCATTTGCTATTCCAAGGCGTTCATTAAATCTTGAAGAAATTGCTTTAATTGCTTTAACCGCAGCAGCAACTTTTGCTATTTTGGATACATATATTCCAGCAATGGGTGTAAACGCAAGATCAGGTACTGGAATAGGTATTGGATTAAATCTAGTGAAGTTCCCAGGGGGGTTCTAAATAAAAATATGATAAAATGTTTTTAAGTCTTTACACCTTTTTTTACTTCGTTATAACATTTGAAACGCCAAAATTATTTAGAGCAACGCAGATGCCATTTATTACTTTTATTTATAAAATTGGAAAAAACAATAAAACATATTATGGAAAATATTGTATTAATTCTATGTCAGATGACCACGAAGGATTAGATAATGAAGTTAAATATTTATTAATAAAAGGACTAAATGAGTATAGAAAGAAAAAAAATATTCAATAATTAAAATCAAAAATAATGATAGGTATATTATCTTTTTCATCAAACAACATTATTCCGACTTATTCAACTGATAATGAAATAAAATGTTTTGATTTTTATTGTAGTTATGATAATAAAATATACATTAATGGAAAATTACACCGACCGGAAAGAAAAATGAGACAAAACAACTTAAATAAATGTTATATAATACATATAAGTAATATTGAGATGTGGTTACTTCCCTTTTTGGTTAAGCAGTTTTGAGAAAACAAATAAACCTTGTAACAAATTGCTACTCATTTCGTCCTTCACCAGATTTACTGGGTTAAGTTAAAAGGTGAAACTCCTTTATTGGAAGGAACTAATAATCCCTTCAACACCGAATAAACCATTTAGAAATTTGTCTCATTTTTCTTTTTGGTCGGTGTAATATAAATCGGCATTTCGGCGAAGCACAGTAAATGTTATAACGAAGTAAAAAAAGGTGTAAAAAATAAATTAATATATTTTATTCGTAATATAATATATTTTATTCGTAATATATTTTATTCGTAATATAATATATTTTATTCGTAATATAATATATTTTATTCGTAATATATTTTATTCGTAATATAATATATTATGGTAAGCACGAGAAAAAGAATTTTAAAAAAAAGAAAAACAATGTTTCATAAAAATAGAAGATTTAGAGGAGGTGTTAATACAACTTCTGATTCAATTGAATCACAAGGACCAATGAATATATCTGAATTAGATACAAGTCAGGCAACAATGAATATATCAGAATTAAATGTAACAGATGATTCTGATATAAATAATACAACATTAGATACGAATGATTTATCAATAGCAAATGAGCCGATAAGGCAAAATATAATACCAACAATAACCCCAGTAGAATCACATGAATTAGATATATCAATGGATTCAGATTTAAGTAGTTTAAGTGGAAATACGTCAAGTGAAGATATAAGTATGACATTTGGAGGAAAAAAAAAATTAGGAGGAAAATCAATATATAAAAGAAAACATACTAGCAAAAATAAAAAAAGTTATAAAAAAGGAAGAAAAACAAGAAAAACAAGAAAAAATAAAAGACAAAAAGGAGGCCGAGGATTTACAACAAGCGTAACAACAAATCCAATAGCATATAAAGAAGATGAATATGATCAGTTCAAAAATGCGTTAAATTACAAAGTATAAAAAAATTATACAGTAGGTATAAATTCCCAATCTAATTCAACACACATTTTTTTCCAAGTTTCGTCTTGTTCAATGAGTTTTTCGCGATCTTTTAATAAAGGTATATCGTGTAAGAAATGTGTTTCTTCAAGTAATTCACAAAATTTAAAAAGAACATAATAATAATTTAAAAAATTAACACGATAATCAGGACAAGTTTTAGCATAAGGAGATTGAATTTCCATAAATAAATTACAAAGTGTATCTTCTAATTCAGGGCTAAAAACAGGAGGTTTAATACCTAATTTATTTTTAATAAATGCGATGTGTTCATAATATTTATTAAATCCTAATTTTTTTAAAATTTCTTTAGTTTTATGATGTGTAAGTTGTTCAATAGATATTCTTTCTTTTTTAATTTGTTGCTGTATTTGTTCAATAACATCATCGGGTATTTGTGTAGTTTCTTTACCTTGAAATTGTGCTAATATTTCTTTAAAATGATTAATTTTTTTATAAGCATAAAAGCAAACTTCTTTAGGTGGTTCTTTATAACTGGGTTTTTCATTTTCAATTAAATAAGGAATATTAACAGCACAAATATTACAAATAAGAACACCTTCATCATCAAGAGGAATCATTTCTCCTTTATAACAACTTTGACAAATATCGGTCTCTCTAATATAAGATTTCATATCAATAAATGATTCATCAATATTACTTAAATATTTTTGAACAATATTTTTATTTTTATTTTCATTAATATTTGTATCATTGTCATTATCATTATCCTTTTGTTTAATTTTAAAAATGTTAAAAAGTAATTGATTTTTGGAAGTAACAATTTTATTGGTATCATCAATATTATTAATATTTTTTTTATTTTCAAAATATTCAAATATAAATTTAGAATTATCAAGAAAATAATTATTTTTTTTATTTTTTAATTGTTTAATGGTTTCATTAATTTCTTTAATTCTATCTTTAATTTCCATTTTTTGTTCAATAATTAAATTAGTTTCAAATTCTAATTGTTTTTTTAAATTATACCTTTCTTCTTTTAATATAGGAATAGTTTCAAATTCGTATTTATTAAATTCATTAACAAATTCTTTATGCTTACCATCTAATGTGGTAGAATACTTTTTACAAACTTTAATTTTTTTATTAGCTTTTGGTTTAAAAGATGGCATAGAAATATATAATATATAAAATAGTTAAGAATTATTTAATAGATAATTTATAAAATATATAAAATATATAAATTAAATTATTGTAGTAATTGAATAATGTAAATCTGTATAAACCTTTACACAATTAAATGGCCCATTCGGGGACGATTTATCATTGCACAGTAACAGTTACTATGCGCATTTCATAACTTGTGAAAATGCGCAAAGGTGTAAAAAAATAAATGAAAAATAAATATTGAATAGTTAAAAATCAAAAAATTGTTTCATTTAGTAATATAATGGATATAGAGGTAAATATAGAGGATTCCTCAGGGAAAATAGATATAGATAAAATAAAATTTCAAAAAATGATATTTTTATATAATGCTTTAGATAGTGGTTGGTCTATAAAAAAAAGGAAAGATTCCTATATTTTTACTAAAAATCATGAAGGAAAAAAAGAAATATTTGATGAAAAATTTTTAGCTACATTTATGAAGGAAAATACAGACATTAATAAAATACTATCATAATTAAGAAGATTAAAATTTAATTTAGTTAAATTAATTAAATTAATTTTTAAAAATTTTTTTTCTTTTAGGAATGTATAAAATGGGAGGCGGATTAATGCAACTCGTAGCTTACGGAGCACAGGACGTATACCTTAAAAGCCTGTAGGGTAGAAAAACATCGGGGAATGTCGAAAAAATAAGACATTCATAAAGCCCTTTGTGGACACTCAAGGAGTACCACAGATGTTAATCAGGGAAATTAAAAATTTTTTTAATTTGAAAAGCCCTGGTGAGAAAATCAAACTGCTTGAAACCCCTAAAGCTTATTCTACTAAACAAATTTTGTGAGAAGTTTGTGGCCAAGACAAAAAACTTGGGTATAGTGACAATGAATAAGATGATAATTATTTTTTAGAAATGGGCAATGAGCATCCAAGCTTCTTTATAATTTAAAATATATATTTAAAAATATAATAATATAAATACAATACAAACATGGAAGAAAAACAGTGTGGAATGTGTGAAATAATAAAACCAATAATAAATTTTAGAAAATATACGGATAAGTCTAATTCTTTTTCAAAAACATGTAAATCATGTTTGAATGAAAAAGACAAAATAAGAAAAAAGAATCTAATAAAAAATAAATTAGAAACTCAAATAGCAAAATGTGAAAAATGTGAAGAAGAAAAAGTATTAAAAGATTTTGCTAAGTTAAAAAAGTTTTATAAAAGAAAGATTTGTATTTCTTGTTATCCTAAATTTTTATTAGAACAAAAAACTGAATGGTGTAAAAAAGAGAGTCAAACAAATATAAATTATAGATTAAAAAAATCACTAGCTTCACGTTTAAGAACAGTTCTTATAAAAAATGATTCAACAATGAATTATATTGGTTGTAATATTCAATACTTGAGAGAATGGTTTGAATATAATTTCACAGATGAGATGAAATGGGATAATTATGGAAGTTATTGGTCAATAGATCATATAATTCCAGTTTGTAAATTTGATTTAACAAATGAGGATGAAAAATTGAAATGTTGGAATTGGTCAAATTTAATGCCAGTAACAGTAAAATTCAATTGTTCAAAAAAAGATATTGATTCAAATCAAGTAAATTATATTTTAGAAAAAATAATAAATTTTAAAGAAGAAGGTTCAACGACTAAATGGTTTTCGGAAGATTTTATTTTAAGTAAAGAAACATATGAATATTATATAAATAAAAAATAATTTCTTTTTAAGATATAGTCTAATCCTTATTGAAAAATAAGGTAGAGGAAATGTACAGGTAATCCTCAAATTACTTTTTGGAAAGTAACATACAGACGTTACACAAATTTTGCCATTGAATCAATTGAACAAACATTCAATGGTCAAGCAGATTTCGGTCGCCGTGTTCAATGCGTAATTAGTAGAAACGGTGATCTTGCTTACAGAACTTATTTACAAGTTACCCTACCTGAAATTAACCAACTTATGGGTATTGCTTCATTTGCCCTTGGTATTGGATCAGGTGTTTATGCTCGTTGGTTAGATTACCCTGGTGAGCAACTTATTGCTCAAGTTGAAGTAGAAATTGGTGGTCAAAGAATTGATCGTCAATATGGTGACTGGATGCACATCTGGAACCAATTGACTATGACTGCTGAACAAGAGCGTGGTTATTTCCAAATGATTGGTAACACCACTCAATTGACATTCATTACTGATCCTTCTTTCGCAGAAGTAGATGGTCCTTGTGATTCATTAGCTCCTCGTCAAGTTTGTGCTCCTCGTAATGCTCTTCCTGAAACCACTCTTTACGTTCCTCTTCAATTCTGGTTCTGTACCAACCCAGGTCTAGCTTTACCATTGATTGCTCTTCAATATCATGAAGTAAAGATTAATCTTGATATTAGACCAATTGATGAATGTCTATGGGCTGTTACCACT